GCACAGGTTATCACTGTCACAGCAACCACAGCAACTACTAACATCGTTACTACATCGGCTGACTTGAATGCATTAGGTATCATCGCAGGAATGCGTATTCAAGTAGCATCTACTGTAGGTGGATTGACAGGTGGTACTCAGTACTGGATCCTTCAAGTATTGACTGCAAACACATTCACTGTTTCAGCTACTCAATTAAGCCAAAACGTTAACTTCACTCCAGTGACTTTGACAACTACTACAGGTCAAACCGTAAAGGCAACCGTTCAAGCAGTTGACACTGGTTTCCAAAACCCTGACTCTGCTGCACAATCAGGTGGTACATCAACTAACCCAGGTGCATCATATGGTGTTGTTGGTGGTAATACTGGCATTTATAGCAGCCAAGTCTTGGCACAAGTTGCTATTGGTATCAACGGTACAGGTACACTATATTCTGCAGGTACTGCTAATACTTCCGCAGTTCTATACGGTCAAGGAACTGACTTAGCAAACTTGTTAAGCACTGGTTCAGCAATTCAAGTTGCTGTTGCTAACGTCAACGGCCAAACCGACTACGTAGATGTAGGTTTCGCAAGTTCTACTATCGGTGCTGTTACTGTTGCTGTTGCTAACACGACTGCTTCTGGTAACGTTATCGGTACTTCAGGCAATGCTCAGACATTGGGTCTAAATCAACCTGTAAAATTTGATGCAAGTTTTGGTAACTTAGTTGCAGGTACTACATATTTCGTTAAGACTATTGCAAATGCTGCTGCATTTACAGTTTCTGCGACACAAGGTGGTATACCAAAAGCTCTAACATCTAACGCTAGTGTCACTGCTAACGCTATCCAAGATACAGTTACTCTATCAAGCAATGCAATGGTAGTGTTCAACAACGCATCTTTTGTGTATGCTAATGACGAAGCTGGATACATTGTACGTCAAAAAGGTAAGCAGAAGTATTTGGTTACTGGTGCAACCTCTGGTTTGACAGCACAGTGCTACACTGCAAACGTTGCAAACGCCGCATTGACACCTAACACTATGTCTATCGTTTCTACAAATGCAGGATCTAGCAATGTATATGTTCAATCTCTAAGCGACTACAACACACTGTTGTTCAACAACAGCGAAGCAAACATTCAGAATGCTACTCCTGTAACAGCAACATTTGGTACAGCTTATGCAGCTAATACATATGGTGGTCAACCTCTACCAATCGTAACTATTAACAACGCTTAATAGTAATTGAAGATTATGCCAGCCGCAAGAGCAATTAAATCTACTCAGACAGCAACTGATGTTGCTGTTCTCCAAGTCCAAGTCCAGAATATCGAAGACAAGGTCGGGGAGATTAAAGACGCTGAGGAAAATCAGAAGATGCTCAAAGAAATGAAGGAATCTAGCTCTACTGCCCACAAAGGCATGAACGACAAAATCAATTCACTTGAGAAATGGCGTTGGATGATGATGGGAGCAGGTATAGCACTCGGTGCCCTAGGACACAATGTTCTAGGCTCACTGCTAAAATAAAAAAAGGGGACTTAGGTCCCCTTTTTCGTTAGTGCTTTCAATTTCTCTTGAACTACATCAAAGTTCACTGTACTAAACAATCCCGGATGCAATGGCTTTGGATATTGTCCTTCACCAACCCATGCATATCCACAATGCTCATCGTTCAATGTAGGTGTAAACTCTGAATCGACTGCACAAAAGAACGTATGGTATGTGAATGTGTGATTGACAAATTTCTGAATCGGGACTAGTTTTGCTTCTTCGGGAAACATTCCCATTTCTTCTTCGCACTCTCTTGCAATTCCTTCAAGTAGAGTTTCATTTTCTTCTACTTTGCCACCTGGAATACCCCAGTTGCACGGATTCTTAGGATCAGTGCGTAGTAGATATAGATATCGTTTGGTTTGATTGCAGTAGAAGAATACGCCTGCACTTGTGTTGTTCATACTATGATTTATCTTAATTAAATCACAATAGAATAATCTCCCTGATCGTACCAACCCTCATACGACTTCATCCATGTGCCTTGAGTATATCGATATTGAATCTGAGTAGTCAAGTTAGTAACATATTCAACTGTCGTAGGTGGCACGATAGAGCTATTGAAAGATACGAACCAAGCATTGTCGGCTGAACTATATTCAATAATGTCATTAGCGTTAGCTACTAAGTCTCCCCATGCTTCTGTTGGACTGCCTGCCGAACCCACGTTCTCTACAATCAAGTATCTACGACCGTTAATAGGTCCCGGTAAGCCTGCATTAGGAGCAGAGGTTAATGGGTTGATCACGCTATCTACAGGGTCTAATGTATTCTGTGGTAAAGTATCAGGATCGATGTTGAATATTAATAGTCTGTCGTCTGTTGGATTGGGAACAATAGTACCTACGATTTCAGTATCCATGAACGGGTTCTGTAGCCAGATTTGACTGATACCCGGTCTAACTGTGCCGTATACGTTTAGTAAACTAGACCAATACAAGTCAGTATTAGGAGCTGGGGGTGCAGAGAGGTCCTCGTTAGGTGGATAGAATGCTTCATTAGCTGGTAACAATTGTAGACTGTTTCCAATCAATAACAACTTGTAACCGTAAGGTGTGATCTTTTGGCGCGTACCCAACAATAGATCATCATTCTGAATGTCTTGTAGTGCAGTACCTTTGTAGATACTTGCAATAACTTTCTCGATAACACCTAGCTTCTTCAACTTACTTGATGTACTCAACCAGATTGGGATATAGAATTTCCAAGTCATCACATCGATTGGGTTAGCAGTGCCCTGAGGGATAGTTCTACTACTGAAGGTTAGTCCGTCTTGGTAAACGACCGATAGTGATGTCCAGTCAATGAAGTTGTCAGTTGATTGAATTTCTAATGATGGGTTGAACAATGTTCCTAACTGTTCTATGATCTCTAGTTTCTGATTATAGTTTGTTGTCCAAAAGTCAACACTCAGTCTCAATGTGTATGGCACTGGCATCAAACGTTCAATAGTGAATGCTTGACCTTGTGTCTGCTCGTATTGTTGAGTGTCAGGATTGTATGTTCTTTGTCTAACATTCACTTTATCAATGAATGTAGGATCTTGTGTTCTTCGCTGATCGTATTCTAGTCCAGTGATATAGTATGTAATCAATGGAGCTGATGGTAGATTACTAGCACTGTTGTTGGCAATGATAGTTGCAGCTTGACGACTTGAATCACCATACATGATAGGTACACGAACTAAGATATCATTACCTGCAGGATCTTTGCCTTTAGTAACTTGCCAGTTACTAAAGATTTTTGCAAATTGAATTAAGAATCTGCGTACTTGATTGTCGTAGAAAAATTGTGCCATGTGTTAAATTACCGGTGGTAGTGGGTCGGGTGCAAGCTGCAAGATACCTGATAGAGGTTGTGCTTGTGGTACAAATGTACCGTCAGTTAGCTGAGTCTCATTAGTGTTATTTATGAAGCTAGTTGTCTGTGTAGCTTCTGTTGTAGCAAAGCCAGTCTCTGTTCTAACGTTAGCAGAGATACGAACCCAAAGCTGACCATCCCAGCGATATAACAACTGCGGGAAATAATCGATGCGTAAGAAGTAATCTCCAACTTGTGGATTCTGTGGGAATGCAATACCAGCACCTGTTGGATACCCGTTTGGTGCTTCACCTGTACCATCTAGATATCCAGTAGTATAGCCAAATGTACGTGGACTTGAACGAGCAATATATTGATATGCAGGATCGCAGTCTGCACGATAGTCCATTTCTTGTGTAATGTCACCAGTGAAGCCAGTTGCTTCAGGATCTTGGTCAGCAGTGGCGTATGTATTGTCGGCAGTACCATAGGGGCCAGTGATTTGTCCCATAGAGAATACACTTAGTACAGGAGTACCTTCGAGAGCACCGCTTCCGTTACCAATCATCGTAGGAGCGATCATCGCTGACTCAATGTTGACTGTACTGAAGGCTGTGATTTGATTGATGTCAGTATCAGCAGTCATATCCCAAATGCTCATTGCCACTTCTCTTGGGATTCTAATTGCAGGACTAGCATTTACAAAGTTATTGTTTTGAACCATTACTACTTGTCCAGCAGCAATTGGTCCGCCACCTACACTCGTATTGACATTTACAGGTGGTGCAGGCTGATTGTACTTTCCTGACAACGTGTTGTTCGTTGAGAACTCGCCATATGTAGGAACAATATACAATTTGCTTCTATCGTAGCCAGACTTAGGTAATTGACGCTGTGCTTCTTGCAGTGCAGCATCATTGATTTTGATGTTCTTATTGTATGTGGCCAAAATATCACTCAAACTTCCATCAGTTACTAATTCAAAATATGCAGGATCAGGTGGAGTAACACCTACAGGTACATCTTGCGTAGTCTTGTAAATCTTGTCACCATATGTGATTGTGTAACCTGCAGGGTATGTCTTGGTCGCATCCCATAGACCAAGATAGTTGTCTTGTTGTACAGGCTCAGAAAGAATCTGACTGAATTCTTGACTATCTACTAATGGTTCACATTTGATACGCCACAAGTGAGGATACCAAGTTTGTGTAAAGCCTTCGCTTGCATAATTACTATCAGTGATTTGATAGAAGCGTTTCAATGCTACTGGGATCTTTTCATCCAATGGATTATAGTCTAGTAAGTGTGGCAGTTCTAATACATCACCGACCATTAATTTACGACCGACTAAATCGATCATGTCATTGTAATGGATAGTAATAAAGATAATGTCGTTATTTAAGAAAAGTCCAAACTGACTCAAATCAAAATCTAAGTTCTGTACATTATAATGTCCACGTAAACGATAGATATTAGTATCATACTTTCTATCACGGTTTTCTAAGAATAATAAATCTTGAATGTTTGTTGGACTTTCATTAGCATATTCTGGTTGAGTGTAGTCGATTGAAGGACCAGTATTAGGGCCTAGATACTTGTGAATGTACAAGTCTGTCCCACCCACAGTGAATTGTTCGGATATGGTTCTATCCAAAAAACGGTAATCGTTTTGCTTATTTGGGCGGTAAAGGGATAATCTTGGCATATACTTATTTATCGCTCAACACCCAAGAACTTGACAATAAATCGAGCATGTGTTATACTTGATAAATCAATGTAAAGGAGCACCTCATGGCTACACGCAAACGCAATTCAGAAGACCATTCTCAGGTCAAAGCACTGAACCCAAAAAACCCAGACACTAAGTACATGGGTGAGGAGCCTCTGTACGTTATTCAGCCTGAAAGTGATAGTCGTATCTCTTCCCTTTCTGCTGGTTTCTCTTGGTACAACTGGTTTTATGGTAAGAAAGATGCAAAAGAACTGATGTGTCAGTTCCTAGACTTCACTGGTCGTGTCCAAGAAGCTAAAACAATGCGAAAAGTTGCAGACGGTGAGTTTGTCAACACTTACTGCTGGCTCGCACGAATGAAATTGCGTGGTCTTGAGACTACCGTAGATGAAGAA